CCAACTGTTGCGAGAGAGTCATGGATCTCAACTTCAATCCTTGCTGCGCGATGAGAGTTTCTTCTGCAACTGGACCACCGACAACACTGGACGGAATTGACAGCGCCGCCAGAGCAACTGGCACAGGGCCAGATCCAAGAGCAGCCATATCCCAGACGGATGCACCTGCTCTGAACGCTTGATCAACGTACAGACCGGCAGCCCTCTCCGGCTCCGTTCTTGTATCTATTTCTCCCTTGACAACCGACCCCTCCGGTGGAGGTTCGTAGTCCGGAGCATACTCTTCAATAGCCTTCGCCATTTCAAGTGAGATGATGGTCACCGTGTCGTCAATTTCGTTGACTAATCTGGCGTCTCCAGTTTCGTCTGAGATTTCTATGCGTGTATGCCCATCAACGAGAGCAAAGGCATTTCTTCTATCCATGTCCCACAGATCTATCAGGTCTGAGATCTTTGCTTCGCGCATTGCCATCGCTCTTGAACCACCGGCTCCTCTTGCCACGGTCTTCATCGCCTGGATTCTTTCCTTCCACTCCTGCTCGTACTCTAGCTTAGAAATATCCATTTCCGCCTGACTCACTGGTCCTTGCGCCCTCGCCATTGCAAGATCCAGTTGACTCATTCCTGCCGCCTGTTCAGACTCAAACTCTCTCTGTTCCGCGGCGAGTGGGCCGAGGTTGCGCGAGACTGCTGCGGCAGTTTCACCGAACGCGCCAGTCCTCGTTGGCGCACCGAGTCCGGCAGATATGGCGAACAACTTTTCAGCGCGCGACGGTCCCTTCATCTCTTGGAGGCGTTCTTGCGCTTTACGAAGAGCGCCCATCACCTCGGTCTCCTGCTCGCGAAGACTTTCTATACCGCCATAGTCTAACGTCGGGCGTTCTCTTTGGAGAACAGAGCGAGCATAGTCTAATCCTTCTGGAGAAGATGGACCTCCTCCAAGAGCCGTCTGCAGTGCTGCCACTAAATCTTCTTCAGGCATCGACATTAGATTCCTCCCCATCCTTCTTGCGGTTTCCAATAAGTTGGCTCAGCTTCCTTCTCAACGAAGCCTCCCCTCGCGTACTGCGCGAGTCCACCCTCCGAGCCACCCCATCCCATCGTATCGTATATCCCCGCTCCTGCGGTGAGCAGCGATCCAAGTTGAGAAGCGCCGGACGGCTGATACTGAAGCTGAGGCATCGGACCGTACTCAGTGACGTTTCTCCTGGAATCGTACGGCAATCCTCTCACCGTTGCACCCATCCAGTCGATGGTCTCCCTGGGATAATTCTGCTGACGCAAGAAGTCTTGATAGGCAAGATCTAAACTGCCTTGCTCCATGCCACGCCCCGTTCTGCCGACTGCCTCCATCGCGGCGGCGTCGCCGTATCCCATTCGCGATGCCATCTCACCGAGCGCTCCGTATCCCCTCGCACCCTCCACCCCAAGTTCACCGGCGACACCGGCTCCCGTGATGTAACGATTAGCATCCGCTCCGTAAAGCTCGCCGGCCTGACCGTATCCCGTAGACAGAGTCGCAAGTTGCTGCGCGTTCAAGCTCTCACCAAAGTCTCTTGACGCTCTCTCCCCCATCTCCATCATGCGATCACTGCCGAAGTGACCGGCCCGAGTGAACGCGCCTTGCAGTTGAGGAAGTGTCTGCTCATCAAACTGCCTGTTCGCAAGATCAGACTGACGCTGAAGAACGTGACCTATGAACGGATCCATGTATTCGTCGACCGCGCCAGGAAATCCTCTAGTTCCTTCGCCGAGCATTCCAGCCGCCTGACTTAGCCCGCCTCCGAGCGTCGCTCCGGCCGCGCCGAGATAGGGTTGATACGCTCCGACAGTTTCGCGCGCTATGTCAAACCCTTGCTCTTCATCTTCCGAGAACCCTGCTATACGCGGACCTCCGTAGGCTTGATACGGTTCAGCCGCTATCACATTCGCGCGCTTGATTAGTCCTTGCGTATAATCAGAAAGCCACTTCGGCATCGACTCGACAGTCTGTCCGTAAGATGTGACTGACGGTGGTGGTCTTCCCTCAAATAGAAAATCGTTAACTGGCATTTCCTTACCCTCTTCGTATGAATTTCTTAGTTACCAGACCACCACGAGCGAGCTTGAACTCTGGGCTCATGGAATCTAACTGCGCGGTAATCTCACTGACACGTTTCTTATTGCCAGTTGTGATCGCCGTTTCTAATTTGTTGGCGAGTCTTGTCAAATCCTTGAGTGCAGGCTTCGCCTTGATCGCGCCACCCTTCGCTTCCTTCAACTTCTCCAGTTCGTCGGCAGACCTGCCCTTCAGGTTTATCAGTTTATCGAGAAGACTCAACGTCTCCTCTTCCTTCTTCGTTGGTTTCTTCTTCTTCTTTTCCCAGTAGTCGCCGTACTTCTTGTTCCACAGTCGGTAGCGAGCGGTCCCCTCTTTATAGGGATTCTCCTTCGGAGGAACGTATCCACCCTCCTGCATGTAACGCTCCGGCTTCTTGGCCGCGTCACTGAATCCACCCTTCGCAAGTTTCTTGCTCTTGTGCTTCCGCAAATTCTCCCGCATCTCATCCAGTCGCCGCGCTCCGGCGTCCGTACTTCCGTCGCCGAGCAGCGCAACCGACTCGCTGTCAATCACGTACTCCCCGTCGCTCAGCACTGCCGGAATTTCATCGCTGCGACCAGTCCCAGGTCCTCGCACGTGTCCGCCCGTTTGATACTTTTGAATAAGACCGCCGAGTGCCGCCGGAACTGGACTGGTATTGTATCCCGGAGGAGGATTCATCATGTTCGTAGACGGGTCAAACGTCCATCCTTGCGCCTGAAGAGTTGCTCTCCTCACATTTCCGCCGTATCCAGCATACCCTCCCGGTCCTCCTCCAGTAGCTCCCGGACCTCCGGCAGTTGGAGACGTAGATGGGATAGCATTAGGATTGAAGAAACTGAACTCACTTTCTTGCGGCGCTCCGACCTGTCCATAGTTGCTGTAGTTCTCCATCGGCATCTGTTGTCTATTGTATGGCAGAGTTCCCAAGTCATCCGTGAACCCCGGAGGCAGTTGACTCGAGAAATCTGGCGGACCTTCGTCTTTGTTCCCTCCGGCTCCCATCATCCCCGCGATACCGAGCGCTCCTCCAGCCGTCAACCACGGATGCTCCTTCATCCATCCAGTAGCTTTACCCCACATACTTGGATCTGCCTCTGGAAGTGCAGTTCCGAACACCGATGTTCCCGGACCGGCCGGACTCTGACCCTCACCGATGTAGTATCCTTCTTGGGGAGCAGCAATAGGACCGACGTCGCCAGGACCGTATCCAGTGTAGCCGAATGGATCTTCTACCTTTGATCCACCGACACCTTCCATTCCGGGAGTAACGTCGAACTCACCCTCTCCCGGCTTGAAGATACCGCGACCAATGTCAGTCAGCTTCTTCTCCGCTTGCTGCATCGGATTCTGCATGAGAGATGACATCGCCTGACCAGTTGCGCCAGCACCGAATCCTGCGCCAGTCGCTGACCCGGCTGCTCCGCCGAGTAGTGCGTCACCCGCTATCTTCGCAGTCGCACCCTTCAGTCCAAGTTTCTTACCGATGTCGCTACCGACGCCGCTCATAGTGAGACCACTCAGCGCTCCACTGATTGCGCCAGTCTTGCCTCCACCTAGTGCGCCGATGCCAGTACGAAGAAGAGTGTTGCCGATGGTCGCCGCCGCTTTGCCAGTCGCACCGAGCATTCCACCGAGCGCCGATCCCAGGCCGGGAGCGAATATGTTCAGTGCGATGGGCGCAACGAAGCTGAAGAGCGGACTCTTGACAATTTTCTTGACAGTCTTCTTAATCCCCTTCCACAGTTTACTCAGGAATCCGTACTCGGGGATGCCCGTATTCGGGTTGATGTCAGGCTCACCCCACATGGAAGTGATAGCCTCGTACTCTTCGGGAGCCAAGTGCAGAAGCATCTCGTCGTCGCCACGACCAGCTTGACGAACTTCGTCAGCTTGCTGCTCCATGATCATGCCGAGACCACCCTGAGCGTATCCCTTGACCTCGCCTCCCATATTGTAGAGACGAAGTTTCTTGGTCTTTCCGCTCTTCGGGCCACCGAGCTCTTCGGCAGCAATCGTCATCAGCATTTCCAGTCCACCGGGAACCTGAGCGACCGCGCCGATCTGCTCAGCTATGTCTTTGCCGCGCTGATATTCTGTTTTCTTCCGTGCCATAATTCTATCCTACTAAGTCTTGGGTCAAGAAGAATAAACTTGCCCACTCACGCCAATCATCAAAGTCGTATGGAACTGGAGCGTCTCTCCCAACTTCATCTGGATCGCCGACCAAATTCATAGCCCAATCCTGCCATTTTTCCGGGTCTTCCAATTTCTGCACCGAGCCAGTTCCAATCTCGTAGAACTGGTTCATGTTGTCTGTCCATTCCAGAACTTCCATGTAGTACGGGTTGAGGATCATGACTCAACTCTTTCGCCCGTTGGTTCTAAGTGAGCCAACGTCTCACCAAATTCATAATTACCGCCGACGACGTTGGACGTAAACTTAAAGCTCATCAGCCTCCTGACGGTCTTCAGTTTGATTGTCTCGTCTGTCGGGTCTGTCGGTACTTCCTCAAATGTTCTCGGGCCATCCTCTACGAATGGAGCCTTTGAGTTGATGCGACCTCGCACGTTGAGCGTCATTTCTTTGGCCTGAACAAAGTCCGGCTCCACTCTCGCCACTCGCAATTCTGCGCTGCTCGGTTCTTGTTCGTCGACCGGCATTCCCATCTCTGCCGTCTCAAAGAACGATTCTATTGCCACGATGCTGGAACCGTCAATCTGATCTACTCCAGTCTCGTGCTGCCAGAGTGTGAAGGCATCCGTTCCGGGAGCGCCAACATCATCCGCGTCAACTAAGAACGGCTTGTTATACACTCGCGCGTAGATCCCCGCCGTTCTGCCCGGTACATTCCCCGGTTCACGTTCGGTGGGCAGTTCCGTGTCGTACCAAGAACCCTCCTTCACGTTGAAGATGATCGCGTGGTTGCACTCCGTCGCTCCATCCTTGGGGAAGCACCACCATATCTCGTGGAACCGAGGAACCTTGAACGCGAACACCTTCTGCCGCTCACTGAAGTTCAGGTTGTCGTAGAAGAAGTTGACGTTGAAGTCGTTCGGCACATCGCGCACGACACCGTTGAACATGAGCCACCGATCCACTCCTGGCCAGAAGTACGTTCCGTCGTACTCGATGACTGCCTGACTGGAAAGAATGCTGATGTCACTGGCGAGCGTATCAAACTGCCAGATCGCAGTTCCACCGACGAACGTCGCACGAATCAGTGCGTCGAGCGACCAGAATATTCCGGCCGGACCCTGACCCGCTCCGCGCAGAGGCTGTCCGGCAACGATCTTCTGCTGCGTGATGAACGCCTCCGAGTCTAGCGTCGTGGGGTCATTGACGTTCGACCATCCAATCTGTCCGCTGTTACCAAAGAAGAACAGGTACGGACCGAGCGTAACGATGCCACCACTGACGGATGCGAGTGTACTGTCGATCAACACTGCGGAGTCAACGGCGTCGCCGATGTAGATTGGAGATTCCACCGTGCTATCTATGTCATTGAGATTATGACCACCATGAGCGATAACATCCGTCGTGGCTGTGACACCGTCGTAGAAGTGATCGAACTGCCAGAGCGCCATCGGGTCCGAGAACCCCACTGGAGTTCTGTCGTTCTGCGCACTGAGCGAGCCGCTTCCAGTTACGATGTATTGAGTGAGGTTGCTCGCGCCGCCGATGTGCAGATACCGAAGACCGTTCGCACTGAAGCTGGTCATTCCTCGCGCAACTTCCGGAACCGTGCTGGTCACTGCCTGATAGCCGCCGATCTTTCGCGGACGCCCACGCTGGAACCGACACCACTTTCCGTCGATGTAGTTCTGTCCCTCAAGAACAGTCCCGTCCCGCTTGATGCCAGGAGCAGAGTGAATTCTGATCGGTTTCGTCATTATGAATTATCAACAATTATAAAGTACCAGTCTCGATCTTCGTGCTCTTGTCCACCGATGGCACCCATGTCTGGAAAACCAACAGTCACTTCGAAAGAGTTTGCTGTTGGATCTACTACACTAACCAAAATGAATTCCTGATCACTGGCACCCGTCCCTGTCAGTGTGATGATGAGATCAGTGAGAGGGGATAGACCAAGATTGTGAGTTACTGTGTAGATGCCGATACCGTCTCGAACCACAGACCAACCGGCTGGAACAACTTCTCCAACTGCGTTCGCTGGTACGAATCCAGTATAGATGGTCCCTAGGCTTCCGCCACCGAGATCTGCCGTGGTCAGTACTCGCTCGAATCCTGCGCCAGTATCTTGGTTATCAACTTCAAGACCACCCGATGCAGCAACCACAGTGCGAGCGGTTTCAACATTGTTGAAGTACATCGCTGACTTGCCGTTCGCTGTACCGTAGAAGGCTATCTCGCCGTTGGCAACTTGAAGACTGAGATCAGTGTCTGCCCGTAGAATAGTAAGAGCATCGGGATCAGCTAGGAGATACGTTCGAGGACTGCCGCCAAAATCGAATCCCCTAAGTTCAAATTCTTGTCCGTTGATGTTATTGGCTAGATGCAGTTTCGCTTCTGCCGCAGTCCAGCCCCAGTCACCCTTTATATTTCCCGAAGAATCTTTGAGCTGAACAAGATGCTGCTCAGTAGGACTGTTGCCGTCAGCGAATACGTCCACGATACCGGCTAACGATGAAGCGATTAATCGCAGTGTACCGGCAGGATTAAGAGTGACACTGGATGCTGCCCCAGAAGTGAGTTCGATAGCTCCGCCAGCCATGAGGTTCGCAATTCTAAGGGGGAGTGAAGCAGTGGGCTGACCGATCAGCGCCCTCGGAGTTCCGTCTGAGTGCGCGAATTCAAGCAAGCGAACTTCCGCGTCCGCGTTACCGTCACTTCGTAACTGTGCGATGCCGAGAAGTTCAGCAGTGACCCGCACGTTGCTCGCACTATCAACGAGTTGACTGACGTTACCAACCACAGAAGACAGTGTTGTCTTCTTTATGGCGTCGGAGTCATCAATGTCCTGGAACGTAACGAAGTCCCCCGAAGCGATGACTTCTACTGGAATGCCGGAATAATCAAGATCGTGCTCTCTATCAATACTTAGGTCTCCACCTCCCGTCAGTCCAATTCCAGTATCAATCAAACGTGTAAGTGGAGGAACTCCCAGGTTCGTTCGCGCTAGAGCGGCAGTCGTTGCTCCCGTTCCACCCTGACTGATGGTGATGGGGAAAGTAACGACGCTGGACTCAGCATCCACCACGTCGACTCCATCGCAATATAGAATCGCTCTACTATCATCTGGAATTTCTACGGGGACAGCTTGTCCTGCCGTATTGACAAACAGAGAGAACGCACCTGTCGTAGATTTGTCCACCCAATATTCTTGAATCGTATTGGGAACAACTATGTTCCTATCGCCAGTCAACGTTCCGATGAACCGATACGCCACGCGATCAAGCTGGACGCCGGACAACACGAAGTCACCCGAACCGGAGACGTCTATCTCGGTGAAGTCAAACCCGGTATCCAAGGATGATGTCAGTCCAATCGTGAACCAGTTCGTGCCATCCGTGACGAACGTACCAGACACTCCCGGATTCAACATCAAGCTTCCGCCGTCGTCAATGACTCCGGATGGAGTTGATACTGTTAATATGCCAGATCCGTCGTTTCTTATGTAGGTGAACCAGTCAGAACCGACTGTTCCAGGATCCGGCAGATTAAACGTGCCGACGCCTGAATCCCAGACATTCAATTGCGCACGATCAGCATCCGTCATGTTCAGTGGAGAACTACCAGCAAGTACGATCGTAGGTGGAATCGTTTGATTCAACGTCGTCGTGATTGCTTTTAATCCTGCTCCTGCAAGCGCAGATGCAGCCGCGACAGATACAGTTGCTCCCAGTTGAAATGACCTCCACACTCCAGCCGATGTGCTGTTATCTGTAAGATAGATAAACCATGATGCTCCGCCGATAAGAGATATGATTGTACCTCCGCCACTGTCTCTAACTGTAAACGTGTTGGAACCGATGTTAGTGAACAGAGTCGTGTATCCAGTAGACACCTGACGAGCATCATCAAAGTCAATGTTGAGACCGGCGATAGTTGCATCAACATCGATGATGTCCACCGCAACATCGTCGCCACCGATCTGTTGCTCGATCGGCCACTGTAGCTGAACATCAGCGCTGATCGTCAGTTCTAAGTATGTTCTCTGTGCGGGGTTGATCGATCCGCCGCCAAAGACGTCGTTATAAGCCATGATTCTACGCCTCCCTTCTCGTTGAAGACCTATCTATGATCTTCTGTATGTCTTCGCCGTTGAGTAGTTGCAGATCACGGTCATACGTAGTCTGCCACGTTGGAATTCGTTTGTCGTTCACCAAGAATCTTGTCGCCTGGAGCAGCGCCGCGTGAAGCAGTGCGTTCGGCGCATACGTCGATGACCAGTTCGTTTGATTCGTATCGTCCAGAAGTGCCGGAAGTTCATAGTACAGAAGCTCGAACGGATAATCAAAGTCCGGCGTCGGACTGAACAGGTAGTTGAAATAATTGTAGTCCGCGTAGAACCTCGGCTCTCTCCTCAAGTCTTCATCGGGCCAGTACATTCGACAGTACTCGTAAGAACGTGGGAACAGAGGGGTTCTCACCTGCTCCGTTCCCACGCCAAAGTTGATGCTCACTGTATCTCTCCAGCGATCTGGCTTCTGGTAAACAGACGTTCCAGCGGCCATCGTACTGGTGACAACATTTATGAACCCTTGAATCTTGAGCGCGCGAGCAAGGTCTCGTTCCGCAAGGTTGATCAGGCGGGGGAGTTGATCGAACACTGTCGGATCGACTGATGTCCCTCGCTCCAGGTAATCGCGAAGATCATCTTGCAGGGAATCAAATGTCATTGCAGTAGGCATCGGTCTTGCTCCTTACTGAGTCGGGTCAGGCTCAGGAGTGGGTTCCCCTTCGGGAGCGAACTCAGGTTCCGGTTCTGGCTCAGGTTCTGGCTCAGGTTCTGGCTCAGGTTCCTCAGCCGCTTTCGCCGCCGCTTGGATTGCATCGTGAGCCGCATCACTGCGATCTCTCAATGTTTGCCACTCAGTCGGCGTCGGCGCTCTACTTTCCTTAGCCATAGCCGCGACCACATTCGCGAACTCCTTCAGTTCTTCATTCGCTTCGTCGCCGCGCTCCAGCAACTCCCCGAGCAGAGACAGAAACTCGGACGTTTCCTGTAGCTTCAGGCTGGATCCACCTCCGAGAGCCGGGTTGTTGGTCAGCAAAGATAGCCCGCGAACCGAGACAAGGATTAGTTGAAGTATACTCATGTTTCTGCTCCTCGTACTGCGGTTATTAGGTTAGCGATTAGAGGCATCACTCGATCGACCCATCCGTTTAGCTCATTCATGGTTCTCACGAACTTCTCCTCACCTGTTCCGCTGGCTTCGTACTCCACTCTGATCACTGTAAATTCCAGAGCCGCATCCAGCATAGAGTCTGCCACTGGCTTCACTTGAGCATCCGCGCGTCCTATTGCACGAACGGCACTGTTCGGGATCTGACCACTGGAAACGAGCTTCGCAGCTTGCTCCTCAATAATCACGAACGTGCCATACGCCGCGAACGCTCTTTGCTCAATCGTTTCTGCCTTCGCCATCGCATCTGTCACTGCGCACGATTGCAGCAACAACATGATCGCGAGTAAGTAGAACGCCTGAACTTGACGCGTTATTACGAACACTTGATTCATCCTACTGTACCTCCTCCATCGCCCGAACCTGTGACTTTGTTTACCAGACGTCGGGCTGATATCGCCTGGAAGTCTTTACCGAACGTGATTGCACCACCGATAAGCAAGATGGTCCACTGAAGACCGGTGACGTCACTCAAAGAAGTGACTCCCGGTCCACTCAACAGTACCAGTGCCGCCGTCGCCAGAGCGATGACGGTCGCAATGAATGCTCCAATGATTGTGTTCATTTCATCTCCTCATCTTCGTCGTATATCTCGATCCACACTTCCTCACTGAGTAATGCCTCAGCGATAGTTTCGTACAATCGTCTGTACGCTGAAACTGAACTGGTCACCTGACCTCGTTCAGTCACGTTTTGAACTTGACCATCACCAACGAGGATGCACCCCTCCGAATCGTCATCCTTATTGCCGACATGAAGATAGATAAACCGAAATCCCGGTACATCCTGAAGCCATAGCATTCCGTTGTGCCAACTAAATCGCTTCTTGTACCGTGTGACCATGCCGCCGTCGTTCCGAAAGATGATCTGATACCGTCCCGATGGGATGCGAGTCTCTCCCGGGATCTTCGGCTCGTTGTGCTGGTCCTCCAAAGAATAGCAGAAGAATTTCTCATCGGCAAAGATTAGCCCGAGAGTAGCCTCGTCGCCACCAGAAAATCGTTTCAGTTGAAGTTCCATCAGCTTATGTTGTTATTCGCTTGAAGAGCAGCCTTCGCTTCTTCAAGCGCATCCATTTGAATTTCTAGATCTGCCAGATACGATGCATCCTCAGCAGTCCAGTCATCATTCGGAGGGTTATCTCGACGGAACTTCAACGCCGCGATCTCCTTCCTCGTGGCGTTGATGTCCCGCTGAAGCAAGGCGACGAAAGCATTGTTGATCGGTTCAGTCTGCTCCGCCACTATATCCTTGATGTCCTCAGCCATCGCATTGAGGAGGAGTGGTTGCAGAATAAACCAGAAGACGGGGATGAGAGTAACATAGGTCACAATCTGATTGATTCCTATACGAATCCCGCGTTCTTTCACTTCGGCCTTGCTTGCCATTTTACTTCTCCGCTTGTTTTCCCGTCTCAACGGGTTTCAGATCAGACTTCTTCTTACCGTCGCCGTCACCCTCTGGCGTTATCACCGGCGGCACGTTCATCAGGATAACCTCGCCGTTTGCAATTGCCGTGAGCATGGAGTTCAAAATCGCCATCACCCCGCTGATCGCCATCGGACTCGGCACGGTGACCGCTCCCTGAGTATTGAGTAACTGAACTCCTGCTATCGCAGCTTGCTTCATCTGTTCTTGTGTGATGTCTACTTTTCTCTGTTCCATGATACTTCCTCTTAGTTTGCGCCGACGTCAATCTTGTCTCGTATTGCCGTCCGCAGTTGTGCGAATGTCAGATCAGGCAGTCCTTCAATGCTACGCAGCACGTTGAACTGATCCATAACTAACTCCGCGAATGCTTTCAAAAGTCGTTCGTTGTCGAACCGATTCTTCTCTTCCTCTTTAGCTCTTGCGGCTTGCGTAGCAGCGAAGGCATCGTCGATGACAGTCTGCTCCGCCGGACTCGCCAGCGTTACAACGTCGCCATTGATCATCCAGTATTTCTTCGGCTGACCCTGTACCACTGACAAATCAGGGTTGATGATCCATTCCACCGAACTGAAGTTCGGAGTGTGAACCGACGCTTTGAATTCCTTCGTTGCTCTGTTCAGTACTGATGCCACTTCTATACCCTCCTTCTAAAACTGAGTCCGCCATCTTCTATATACTCTGGGACAGGCGCGCCGTCTTCGCCTCCATAAGCAATTTGCAATGGTCCTGCATCAATGGGATTCTTCGCAGTCACAAGAATGCCGGATTCCCTGTCATTCAAAAGTGGTCGGAGTAAAAGTCCCTCAACAATTCCGTCGTGACCTTGCGAAGTGTAGATAGTCAGCCACTCCTCCGCTGATAAAATCCTGTCGTAATATCGCACATCTGCTGTATCAACATCTTGTGTGTTGCCACCATCGCTAGTGCCGCCGATTCCAAAGTTTTCACCATCATCAAATATTGTACCGGGATCATTTAATGTTGCTTCTAATACTCCGTTCAGCCAGATGTGCAGATCGGTGCCATCAAAATCTATGCCTGCATGAAACCACGTGTCAAGCGAAAGAAGTCCTGCGGTCGCTACCAACGTGGTGTTCGCAGCGCCATCAAAAGATATCGAAGAACGTAGCGTAAGCGCTCCTACGGTGTCAGGCTTTAAGAACCATGACTTGCTGGATGGATTGTCCCATACAGTAATGATTGTACGATTTTGTGGATTACTGTCACCAGAATAAAGATTCGCCCACACCATCGTTGAGAACGGATCTTGCGTAAAAATATTCGCTGGATCAACAAACTGAAAGGTTGATCCGTCATTGTCATTAGTACGAACAGCCATCAGGTGAAACTCACTTTACATAGGAGCAAGTCCCAGTCGCCTGTCAAATCCGTTCCTCCGGTCGGAGCCACGCGGACCAGTTCAAACTGAGTGGTCTCTCCTGCCGTTACTCCGAGAGTCGCGAGCGCCACTGTCTGCGTATCCTCTTGGAAGAATTCGTTGGTCGGTATGTCAAGGTCCGTCAGTTGCGTCGCTGAACTCCACGCTTGGACTGCCGCGTTGTCCGGGATGCCTCGGTTGTATATGTCCAGACCAACGGTGTTCGCTATTCCGGGCGCAGTCTCCGCTCGCGCCACGAAGTCGAAGACGATGTTCGTCGCGCCTGCCGGAACTTCGATGGTGAAGCCGACTCCCTCCTCTGTCGTATCATCGAATAGTCTTACCGTCAGTCCTGCGTTGTTGCTGTCCGCTGATGCAGGCGCGAGTGCATTGACCGTCCAATCTGCATTGTTAGGATTCTCCAACTGATCCGCGAAGAACTGAAACTCAGGGAAGGCAAGGAAGGATAGATTAGCATCGAAGAAAGTGAGCAACTGCGTGAACGTAGCTTCAGACAGAACACCTCCATCATTGGTGATGATCGTATCTGCAGCGGCAATCGCTCCGCTGGCTGGCTGAGCCGTGATAGCCGTGACATCAAGCGCCAATGCAGTCGCGCCAGTGACCTGACCTGTATGAGTGGCGTTCGTGACTTTGGCAGTATTGGCCGGAACATCCGTTGCGATGTCGATACCGTCAACCGTGCCAGTGAGCGTGATGTTTCCAGTTACGTCGAGAGCCGCACCATCGTACGTGAGTCCGGTGGTTCCTTCAATGGTGCCGTCTCCAGTCCATACTCCAACTTGATTATCGACCGGAGTACCGACCTTAGATACATCGCCAGTTATTTCTGATAGGAACGCCAGAGTTTCCGCATCCTGTTTGATCCGACCAGTGAGCCCGGTGAAGTTGATGTCAACCGTCTGGAAAGCTGTGAAATTATAATCTGTATTGTCGTGAGACTGTTCTACGTAGTCTGTGCCTCCGCCGCCAATGACTCGAACAGGAATACCTTCAAACTCCCAACGAACAACATCGCCGCTGACATTGAACGCTCCAATCGGAACATTACCACTGAATACCCACTGTCCCGTTTGGATAGCAATGGAAAAGTTATTTATCCCCGACTGTGAAATACTGAGAGTAGGAGTGGTCGTAAGCTGACCATCTAGTGTCACACTGCCATCTTGGAATGAGAACAAAGGAGCGTCGCTGAAGATGGTAGCAGTACTATTGAACCCGAAGGTCTGAGTGCTCTTGTCGTATGTGAAGCTGGGATCACCTTCAATCGTACCGTCGCCTGTCCACACGCCGACCTGATTGTCAACCGGAGTACCGACCTTGAATACGTCACCAGCCGCTCCACCATTCAATACAAAATCACTTCCTGCATCGTCGGTGTACATCAGAACGTTCGGTACATCATCGCGTACCCAAACCTGACCGCGAGCAGCGACGCTCGACAGTGCCGCCGCTCTCTCATCGTAGAACGAAGACACATTGAATATGAACTCTGAGTCATCGGTCATCCGAAAGAGTGGAACCCCTGTTTGATTTCCGGGGTTCCAGAACCCCCAATCATGAACGATTGGACTGGAGTTCATAGCTGATCGACTATAGAACCCCGAAGGAGTACCTCCGTTCCTATCGGTAGACCAAACTGGTCCAACCGACGCTCCGATGTTGACGTGGATGAAAGCCTTGCGAACGTCAGTCGTAGAAGAACCTCCGCCGGAGATTCTACCGAGAGGAGATGTGGGTGGAGTCGCTGGATTGATCAGAATAGACGAGGAAATTACCGGCTCGTACTGATTGTTGCCGATATCCCAAATTGTTACCTGACCGTCAACGGTTCCAGCGACGACGTTAGCTCCAGTCGCTGCGCCAGTGAGATTGATGACGAGAATCACGCGAGTGTTTTGAGAGAGCGCTGATCCCTGCTGAATTAGGTTGGCGATACCAATCGTTGCAAAAGTTCCGCTATCAGTATTGGTTCCAACCTCTACGACAATGAAGTTGGCAGAGTCTGACTTCTCCTGTATATAGATAAGCGAACCGGCAGTCAACAGACCAAGGAACGCTCCCACATCTACACTGCCATCATTGGTCTCAGCAATATATAGCTCAGTCGCTAGTGTTGGATCAGCATTGTCAAATCTTATCTGCCCGTTGGCAGGAGGAGTCCCCGTTTCCGTGCGGTATCTCCACTCACCTAATCCCGAGAGACCTCCGCTCGTTGCTGAAACTACAATCGAGTTGCCAGCACCATTGTCTACGATGGAGATACCATTTCCCTCAGTCAGTATCCGTTCGTTCGGAAGCGCCGCGTTCGCAGTAACAGTAACGAACGTCGCATCCAATCCAGCGGCAGACGCGGCGATGTCAGCTACCGTTGCTCGAGTACTATCCCCAGACGCATCTTCTAGCTCCAACTGCTCATCCCCGACGAGAGGAAGAGTATTAGGAGGTAGCTCAGAAATCTTTATGCCTGCCATTCTATAACTCCCAAGGCGGAATTCCGCCGTCTGGTGCCTGTCCTATCTCTCTAAACTGACCGGACGATGTGACTCTGTACGTGTTCGGCTGACTTGTCCCGCGGAGGTAGAACAGCAACATCGTGGAGTCGGGCTGCACTACATCATCCAACGGTCTATCTGGTCTGACGAACAACAGATTAATTTCCTCAGTCGGCCTCGCGGCCAAACGATACGGATCGTAATCATCCAAGTCTTCGATGCACACCATCAATCCGGGCGCGTTCGGATCGCTGTACAGTTCACCGAGCGGCATCTTCTTACTGCATCGCGCACAGATGCCGAGTCCGAAGGTTGACTCCCCACTGGGATCGATGAATAGGCTCATTTCGTGTACACCGAGATCCTTGGAGTGAGGCGAACTGGCGCACCATCATCTTCTCCGGTCCACGCGTCCTTCGACTGCTTCAGAAGGTCCGCTTGAAGAATTGGGAGCCTAGTTATGTCCGCTTCCGGGATTTCCATGCAAACATCGATGGACAGGTCCGCGATCACGAACTTATACCATCGTTGAGGCACTTCAATTTCCTGAACCATCGTCCCGACGTCTTGAATCTGCCGCTTGACGTACAAAACGTACTGAAAGAACGTGAATTCAGTGTCCGGGAGCGGCCAGACCGTCGCAATCTGCTGTCCACCTTGTGCTGCCGCCTGTTTGTCGTACCAATACTCCGTCGGACGGCTCAAAAACGTCTTATCCGGCAAATTCGAGTACGAATCCAGCGCGATCTTCGGCATCGGGATCTCGTTCGCCGTATTTCCAAGGAAAAACTCCGCAACGTCAAGCACTGTCGTCCCGTTTGCCTGCAATCTGAAGAATTGGAACGGGATTTGCTGCTCCAAGTCTATCCAGAGCCAATCTCCGGCGACCGCTTCAACTGCCGCGTTCGTAAACAGGTCCTCGAACGTGATTCCGTCCTGCGATCCCTGAATCGTGATGTCCCAGGTCGCCGTCGCGTTGAAGAAGATGCCGTAGTTGTCCACCTGAACCGCATTACTAGATCCAAAGTTCGTTTGGATGAATCCACCCGGAGTCACTTGCGTACATGCAGTCGTGAGAATACTGTCGAAGGCGGCATCAGCATCTCCCTCACTCGCAGAGTTCGAATCACCGAGCGTACGATTGAGGTCTCGTATGTTGAAGTCCATCACGTCAACCGTTCCAACTGGCAACGGAACCGATCGCTGTCCACGATAGATGGGTAGGATAACCTTCTCAATCACCCAGAGTGGAATTCCGTAACCCGCGAGCGCAGACAGGTTCAAGAACAACAGATCAAACGCCGTTTGGATGTACTCCGGCGTGATGGCCTGAGGCGGAATCTTGCATCTGCGAAAGGCGTGATCAATCACCTTCTGCGTTTCGAAGACCGTCTGTCCTACTGTTCCTGAGGTTGCCATTAGTTACCCCTTCTTAGCATACGGACACATCTTTCCGCCCTTCATCATGTAATACTTGCCTCCCTTCTTGTATGCCGCTCTTCCGCCGTGTCTGCATGCAACGTATCCACCCTCCTTGAATCCAGGCGTCATACGCTTTGTTCCACCAGCCTCAACTTCCTGTTGATTGCGTCCCTTCCTCGCGGGCTGAACGCCGTGATCCATGTCGTCCATCTTGCTGGTCTTCGTGACAAACTGCGGGGAAGACTTAACTTGCCCGCCCTTCTTGAATCCCATCGCCTCGCCGTGACCTACAACTCCGGCTCCGGTCTGCGCGCCTTGCTTGAAACCTTCCATCATGTTCTCCTCATTTACGCCGTGATTAATCCCAGTGCGACCAGAGCCGCGTGAATCGCTGCGGCGGATACTGCAACGCCGGTCTGTAGTGAAATTGGAGCAGTCGTGTAGAAACCTATTTGACGTGCGCTCCCTGTCTCTCTTATGTTTATACAATCAAGACCACCAGCAACGAGTGACAAGTGGTCAGTCGCTGTCCAGCCTATCCCTGTATCGAGATCGGTCTGAGTTGGAAGTAATGTTGGATTTGATGCAGATGCCACTTCATTCTGTATCGAAGGACTGCCGCCTACTGCTCCACGCATCTGATTACCTACGAACCGAAATCTACCTATGCCGTCAACTGATACCGCAAGAATGCCGGGAACAGCAGAATAGAATCCAGTATCCGGGTCAACTACGAATGAAAGAGAAGGGTCCGCAGCAGTGCCAGCCGGACCAATGAGAACTTGGTCGGTCGTACTTTCTGATAAACGTAGCATCTCAACGCCACCAGCGATGAGTGAAAGCGTATCAGCACCGAGAGAACCTATACCTGTATCAAGATCGCCACGATCTGGAACCAGTGTTGGATTCGTACCCGATGCCGATTCATTCAACATGCCTGCGCCGTCAGACAACTGCGATACGAAGAGGTCACCGCTCCAAGCGAACTTCGATGCACCTGCACTGAGTACGAAAATATCAGTGCCTGACTGACGGAATCCACTTCCACCAGTTCCGAAAGATAATGTCGCTGCGCCAGTTCCCGCGTTAGTGGGGTCAACGATTAGAGTTGGATGTCCAGTGACCTCAGTAAGACGTGCAACCTCAACTGCTCCAGAGATGAGTGAAAGCGTATCGAGACCGAGAGAACCTATTCCTGTGTCTTCATCACCTCGGCGTGGAACCAGTGTCGGATTTGTTCCAGAGGCAGCCTCATCAACTATGATAGGGCCAGCAACAGTCGACGCTTCTAAATCTCCCGTGAATATGTGTACTGTACTGGTAACACGAAGTTTTTCGACTCCACCAACGATCAGCGAGATGTCACCAGTAACGCCACCGATTCCTGTAGACACGCCGCCCAGAGCCGGAATCAATGTTGGATTAGTATGAGTTGACGCTTCGTTCTGTAGGCTAGGACCGTTTCCTGCGACGGCAACAAAGCGATCTGCGGTGAAGGTCCATCGGTCCACTCCGGCAAGTGTTACTTTGAGCGCGTCATCGCTTAACTCACGGAAGCCACTGTCTCCATCACCGAATGCGAGCGACGGAAGAGCGGCACTACCGAGTATCGCTCCCGGAGATATAATAAACTGATCTACCGCATCTTCTACCGCTCGTGCGATCTCTACACCACCAGCGACGAGTGAAAGCTGATCTGCTGCGCTCCAGCCAATGCCAGTATCAATGTCTGCTCTAGCAGGGCATAGAGTTGGATTGGTCGTTGACGGAACCTCGTTGATTAGGATTGGACCTTCACCAAGTCCTGCACCTACTCCAAGTGACTGGAATGATGCGTCATCAAAACGCCAGTACTCAACGCCACCTTCTACCCATCCGGTGTGCGTTGCCGCATCCTGATAAAAGCCAGTCCCTACTTCTCCTATCGCCACCGATGGAGTGGCTAAAACTCCGGCTCCAACTCTGGCACGCCCAGATGATAAGTTGAGAACCGTGCCATCCCACGTTAAACCCGTATCGCCCTCAATCGTACCGTCGCCAGTCCATACACCGAGTTGATTGTTAACAGGAGTGCCGACCTTCGTTACGTCTCCTCCTCCGCCTCCTCCGGCTGCGAAGATCAACTGAGTCCAAATTGAATCAACAGTTGTTCCGATGAATGCCACTGACGCTCCCGCCGCGAGCGAGATAGCAGTATCAACTCCGGCACCAAGATCGTCACCCGATCCGGGGAATACGTCGCAAGCATTCGCACCATTGTTCTTGATGTAAACGACGGAACCTTGTAAGAAAGCTAGACCTGTGGGAAGTTTTACTGAATCCCCCAGAGTCGCAACAGTTGCTACGACATTGTATCCGCGATCCAATACTATTGCGCTACCTTGTCCTCCGCCTGCAAAGGCAGTCAAGCCAACTCCAGTATCCCACGCCGGAATGACTCCGATACTATTGCTTTCGGCGAGAACCAGTCCCGCTTTACCACCTGAGATTAATGAGAGTCTGTCGCCAGACTTCCAACCGATACCTGTATTCGCATCGGCAACTGCCGGACAGATAGATGGATTTGTTTCGGTTACCGTCGTGTCCCTGAGCATCGGTGCTTGACCGGAGCCAGTCTGTAATTTTAGATCTCCGGTAAATCTCGACTCCGAACTGGCAACGACGTTGAGAACACCACCATTGAAGGTAAGGTCATTAGTCCCTTCGATTGTGCCGTCACCTGTCCATACACCTACTTGACCATCCGCTGGGGTGCCGACCTTGCTTACATCTCCTCCGGATGGAATCAGAGTGAGGAGTTGTGTGACCGTTAATTTTTTGTCTCGCGTGTCGCCACTCTGACGCACACCGAACAGATCTGTGAGCGCAGGAACTGTGACAGCAACGAGATTGGGAATAGTTGAATTAGCCATGCGCTAGTCCTCTATAAGTCGATTGTCAGAATTGCCATCATCAATGAGGAGGGCATCGCCGCCGTCATCAATGAGAAGGATGTCGTCCATCGGAGGCACGACTCCTCCGCCAGTGACCGTGTTCTTGGTCACAAGAGCGGCAGTGACCACCGAAGTAGTCACCGCGCTCGAAGTTATGCCAGCCATCAGGTCAGACCGGCTTGCTGAATCCTCAGGACTGCCGTACCCACACCAGAGTTAGTGAGCAGTCTACAGGCGCTGACGGGTGAGATGAATGTTCCATCGTCGTCAGCTGCGATGTTGGTAAGATCAGGATGATCTGTCCAACTGAAAGGTCCGGGAGCATCACCGAACACGTCATCAAACGTATACTCGACGGTGACATCAACCGTTCCGGTTATCGCCAGTCCAAGACTGACGTTGAACGGAGAAATGTACTGGTCGAGCGGAACCGTTTGAGAGGCTCCTATTCCGTTCGTTCCAACTTCAACGTCCGACGCGAACGCCGCATCAGCGGCAATCTGCGTCACGGTCGCATAGTTGAGTGTCGTCGGAACAGTGCTGGCACTGATCCCAGTGATATCCTCACTGATCACCGCGCCAGAATCATCCGTTCCCGTAATTGTGAACACAACGGTCGCGATGTTACCGGCTGACTCAAAGATTACTTGTCGTTGCGATCCAAGCTGAGCGACTCCGGCTGCATCAACGAGTGATCCATCCAGAGTCAAATCTCCAGCCGCTCCGAGTTGCTGATCTTGAGCTACACCGTTCGCGACAGCGGCGGCAAGTTGCCGTGTCTGTACAATGGGTCTCATGACGTTTCTCCTTTAGCGACTTCCGCCGAAGAGAACGTAGTCAACGTCCAGCGTTTTCGCTGCGCCATCCACACCGTCGGAGAACAAGAACCCTGGATTCAATCCGACCGCTGTCAGATTCGCACCTGGGATCACTGTTCCGCCACCACCGACAACGCCATCTGGTCCAACGAACTGACCAGAGATCTTGTCAATGCCGTCCCAGTATATAGCGGCCTCGTACCACGTATCATCGTCGAGTGTACCGAGCGGAGTTGTTGACGTACCTCCAGCGGCGGCGATCGAGACCAAGTTGAGCGTATTGTCAACGTCGTCGGACTGAAGGAAGACTCCATCGACCGGAGCTACCGTTTCGTCGAACGGAGTGAAGCCGAAGACGAGAATGGTATTAAGCGCATCACTGATTCGGAAGCGAATACCGAACCATGCTTCAGCAGCGACTGCGATCCCGAAAGTATCAACGCCAGCAAGCTGAAGCGAGAGCTTATTACCGTCGGTCGCGGCTCCAGCGGAAACTTGCTGAAGAACGCCACTAGAACTGAGGGGGAAGACGTCGCCGGCCACTCCCGCACCGATTGCGAGATCGGTCCAGTCTGCGATCTGTGTAGCTTGACCAAAATCCTCGACCGACAACTGCGCGCCGGGGAGAGGGAGAGGAACGGCGTTCAGAACACTGTTGTCTTTCGCGGTTCCTACTCCGTTTGGAAATTGTGTTACTTCAATATTCAAAGGCATGTCGTACTCCTAATTAAGCCAGGAAGAAGCGGAGCCCAATTCTCCGGGCTCCGCTCTCGTTTCATGCAGGACTCTCGTTCAGAGTCCCGGAGTGCCGAAGACCGTCCGAGGATCGGTCCATGACGGCCAGTACCGCTCCGTCGCTTTGTAACGCATGGAGTCAGTTTCGAAGTCGCCTTCCATTGACTTCTCCAGCTTGCGACGAGTAAGCAACTGCAAGCCACGCGGAGCATCGGTGCCGACCCACCACGCAGTCGTACTCGTGATTCGGGACAGATTTGCTTGTCCGTCAGCGAGCAGACCCATGGACTTGATCGGGTTGATGTCGTTGTTGGCAGTGCCAGCGCGAAGAACACTCTTCAGCAGAACTTCGGCTTGGAAGACGTTACTGGGACCAGTAACAATCTTCTTCGGCACGAGGCGGATTCGCTTGCCGTTGTTGTCGACTGCGTTACGGACTTGGATCAGTTGCTGTTCCAGCGACGTTTGCGACAGAGCCGCAGCAGTCGTGAGCAGATTACTGAACGTTCCGCTTGCGATCGGGTGAGCAGCGTTGTTGAGTGACACACCGTCACCTCCAGGGAACGCGCCGTTGAAAGCGCGGTTGAAGATGTTGGCAGTCAGTGTCTCCTTCGTCTCGATCATCGACTGAGCAAGATGCTCGGCGTAGATCGTACCGATCTTGATGTGATCGCCGTCCTCTACCAGAACTTTGGTGAGGGCGAACGCAAGACCGTAAACGCGATAGACGTAACGCTGAATGAAGAGAACTCCACCGGACTGATAAGTGACCGGCAAGCCATCGGGGAGCTCTGGAGCAGCCCCGAATCCGAAGAGGACAGGCTCTTCATGGTACGAACGGGGGATACCCGGACGCTCCTTGAAGCATGCCTTCCATTCATCGGCTCGTTGATTGTAGATACCATCGAAAACTTCGTTTAGGATGGGTTCCACTACTGACCGAAAGTCAGTTGACCTCATTGGGACAGCCATAGTTTAGTCCTCCTAGATTGAAGCGATGTCGGCGACGGTCTGGTGCTCAGAGATCTGAACAAGTACGATCGGGAACGGGTCGTCGATCTCGTTGTCAGGTCCCGGATTTATACCCAGAACGCGAAGGCCGGCGTTAGCACCAGCGGAAGCGGTATCCAGAGCCACAGCCGAGAGTCCCGTGATGGCTTGTCCAGTCAGGGCAGTCCAGTCGTATTGCTGACCAATGTCAGCTTGAGCTAGAGCCGCGTCTGCCTGAATTTCATACATCACAGTATCCTGAGCTTGGATGTAATACACACGAACGTTCGTTGCGATCGTATTGGCGATCCACCGATTGCCGACGCGATGTCGACCCTCAGTATCATCCCATTCCACTCCTTGGAACGTGCCGATGGCCCGATTTCCGGGAGCGGCACCAACGATGAATCCACCGGCATTGATCATGACCGGCTCATTCTGAAAAATATCAGTGGGATGAGCCGACACGATAGTGCCGAGTGGACCCGGACGCACAATCCCAGAAGGACTATACGCCGGTCGCAATCCGAACGGAGCTTGTATTTGAGACATTTCTTACTCCCAATTCAGATTAGTGATCCTAGAACTGACTCACTTCGCCTTCGCCCTCGGGAACTTCCCCGAGGTTTTCTGCGAACGAGCCGGGATCTAGGTCCTGTCCCAGTTCAGCCATGCCTTCCTCCATCTCAAACTTAATCCCACGAGCTCCGCTCTTCGCTGCCATTGCTGCTTCCTCTCGGATAGTATCAAGGACAGACGAAAGCTTCTCTTCTTCGAACAGGGGTTGAACGTGGTGAGCTTCCCGCATGTATGCCTCATAAAGACTCATGGGCAGTTTGAACGCGAGCATCTCATTCACGCCGATGCATCCTGCGTACTCACCGGTCTTCGTAGTAGCGAACTCCCACCCGGGAACATCCTTCGCTTGAACCGGCTCGTAACCGAGACGCACTCTCCCCGGAATCGAATCCCTGGGATTTGTAGTTGTCAACCAGCAGACATGATACCCCGGGATCGGTGGTAGATCCGGGAGAACTGACTGGAAAAATGATTTACGAAACTCATCCAAACGCTCCTCGTCTGAAAGCACACGCGCTTGATTCGCAGACTGGCGATCGCTCGCTGTCCTCGTTTGCCGTGCCTTACTCGGAGACCTCTTCCGTCTCGTGCTTGTCTTGCCTTTCTTACCTATTTTCTTGTCCGTCATTACTTCACCCTCTCATTCAGCGAGTTGCCTCAGTCGTTAGCGTGTTCGCGATCCCATTCTGCATACCTCTTCAGGTAGTTCTTTCGCAGAACCGGGTCATCCCACACTCCAGCCTCTTGCATGGCTTCTTTGCGATCACGACTGATATGTACTTCGTTAGACTTAAGAGGACGCTCCTGCCCGCCGATGCGGAACTTGGGTCCTCCAGGCTTTCTTTGACCTCCTCTGTCTTGCGGATCGTCTTCATCGATGTGTTCATCACCACCGAGATTATCCTCACCGTTCCCTTTTCCTCCAAGTTTCTTAGCCAGATGAGGCAGACGCCGCGCGACGCGCTTGTCCAACTCAGCGTAGTACTCCGAGGTTCTCGGGTCGTAACCATCGCGAATCAGCATGTCGTCGATTGCTCCGGCGATTGCTGAGTCTTCGTCACGCCGACCGAAGTCGAACCACTTGTTTCTTTCGCTCCAAGACTTGACCTGATCAATGAGCGCAGGATCCACGTAGTCTTCCGTCGGTGTTCCTGCTGATGCCTGCTCCTTGTGCGCTACTAGACTATCACGCTGATCCTTCAGGCTATCACGGATGCGCATCGCTTCCGAAGCATCCTTCCCCTCGTTGGCGTCGATTGCCTTCGCATACACGTCGTCGGCACTTCGCATCGCGTTATCTAACTGAGCGATGCGTTGATCGATGGTCGCAGTTTCAGTAGCCGTCTGACGCCGAGTAAGCTCGCCAATTTGTCGCTCGACCTGCTCGTTGCGACCACGGAGGAACTTCAGTTCGCGCTGATCGCGATCTCTTGCCTCCTTCTGCCGCTGACGCCGTGATCTGCGCTCAACTCTTCGAGCCTCCGACTTGTCATCACCTTCCGGTTCGCCACCTCCGACTCGCTCATCACCCGCATCAGCGGACAAGTCACCGTCGCCATCTCCCTCTCCTTCACCCTCTCCATCTCCCTTTCCTGCATCTTCATCGCCGACTGGCGGGACCGCTGCTTGATCCCCCTCCTCGACGCCATCGCCGACCATGACTAAGTCGTCGTCTTTTTCTTCGATTGCCATGTTCAAGACTCCTTCAGTCTACGCTACTTCAGATAGGCGATTACTTCTAACGGATCGCCTGTGATTTCTCCCGACAAATCCAGATCGTTGAACAGAACGAACAACGCTGAGTCTGACGAGTTGGGAACTGAAACCTCCCACCGATCTCCGCCGTACTTTGGACATCGCACGAAGGCTCCAGGTTGGACCCACTTCCCCTCAGGCCACACTTCAAGGGTATCTCGGTTGCAAAAAGCGACAGGTCCAAGCGCGATGACTTTGGAAACTTGAGTATTCCACTGCTCAGTTTCTCGGGACTCATCTGGAATGATGATTCCCTCTTTCGTCTGCAACATCGGAGTCCTAATCTGCACCAGAACTTTGGACCCGAATGGTGAGAGACCGGGATCAACCTCTGGGAAGGCTTGATCAAGGGTGTCGTACGCTAAAGTCACACGACTCTCCGCTCCGGCGTCAGCCAGTTTCAAACTATTTTGATTTGTCATCTGCTACTTCCTCTATCGCTTGCGTTAGCAACTGCTCGGCGAGTAACAGACCCTGATACGTCCCACACGCTTCACCATAACCGAAGTCCGTCTTGTCCTTTGGTCTTCGCAGTGCCGCGTCGGCGTACTCTGTCTGCATGCCCTTGAGCTTCCTAAGGTAAACTTCTAACTCGTGCATCCTACACCTTTATACGTGGGTGAACAAGGATGCTATTTTCCACGACGATGCGTCGGGACAGTGTGGCTCCCTCTGCGATTGTCGCTCGCGCCTGACGGACCACGATCGTTATTGACCGTGCTTTTCCCGCTGGCAACGCCGCTCGCCTTTTGCCCGAGCTTGCCGCTCGTAGCGAGGTTATAATGTTGTCTCACGTACATGATTTTCTCCTTTGTTTCTCTTCACTGGTTCCAATTCAATTTCTGAAGTGCCGAGGGATGATGTTTAATCCTATGGATTTATACCCGTTCCGGTCTGCAGATTAGTCTTGTTCCCAGCTTCCAATTCCGCTGCTACAATCTGTAACGCCGTCAAGTTGTCCTGAGTATTTCTGCGTTCGTCAGATGCCAGCTTGGTAGCGATGCGTTCGTCTTCGGCGCGCTCGGTAAGCATGAGCTCTTCGAGCCGAGCAGCTCTTTTCTGAGCTCGTTCTGCCTCTTCCATTGCCGCCTCGACTGCCTGCTCTCGCTCGTCCGCGGAAAGTTTTGCAAACTCGATTTCGGTCTTGCTCTGCATTTCCAGACGCTTCGTTTCGTCCTTCTTCGCATCGTCCGCTCTTCGCCGTTCGATCTCCGCCATCTGGTTCGGATCGACTGGCAACTGCGGAGTCTCCGGCTTGAACTGCTGGAGTGCCTGCATGGTCTGCTGAATGATCTCCGGCATCTGCTTAAATACCTCGGCAGAGCGCTCCATGACCATACTCGATCCCGCCGCAAGTGTCTTGGACAGTTCCTTGCGAGTCGCCGGATCTTGTTCCTCCATTATCTGGCGCATTCCTTCGTCGTCGCTCTCCGATGCTTCCATCATCAACTCATAGTTGCTGTTGATGTACCAGAGAACCATGTGTTCCTTGATGTGTTCCAAGACCGCTGGCATGAATATTGGAGCAATGACCGGACTCTGTCCAAACTCCACGCTCATCAGATAATCCACGTGGACCTGGAGATGGGCAAGATGCTCCTGATCGGGGAACGCAGCGACCGGTCTTCCCAGGCTCATCGCCGCGTTCTCGTTGACAGCGTTCTGATCCTGCGGTAGGTCCTCTGGAATTAGGAGCTCGTCCGGGTTCGGTATCTTCGTACGCTCCAGAAGACGCTTCTCTACGACGCGACGATTGTACAGGTCCGGCAGTGCATCCGCTCTGTCGGCCACGATCTGTAGCTGCGCGAGTCGTTGCACGTCGCTGAATACTTGCGGGTCCGCAGTCGGTACGACATCCATCGGTCCCTGGAAATCATCGCGATACGCCAGCAACTCGCCGAGCTCGTCAAGCATCTCCTTGTCGGTGATGTACATCTTGTTGATGCGGTACAGAATCTCTATGACCATTGTCATGGAGTGGTACGAGCGGAGGTGGATGGCAGACATCACCTGCATCCCCTCCTCTATCATTGCGAGCGTAGTGCCGACCGGCATGTTCGGGTTCTGATCCTTCAGTTGCTCGAACGTGGTGCGGACGACTCCCCTTCCGGCATCAACGCAGAACCCCAGAAGCTGGAACAGAACAGGACTCGGCGGATTGAACGGCAGAGGCATGAGCAGCTTCCGGATGTCGTCTCCGGCAATGCCGCCATCGATCTCCGCTATCTCCGTCGCCTGAATCTCGGTCTTGGTCTGTCCCATGAAGTTCGCACCCTTCAGCCTGATGGCCGTCGGTATGTTGTTCACATGAGCAGAGTCCAAAAGAGCGCGGAGCGCACCAGTCGCGGCTCCCGCAAGGCTACCAATCATTTGACCGAGCCCGATTGAATACGCTCCACGCCAAGGAATGAACCCGAACTCTACCATCCACTGCATCCGCTCCTGGTACTCATCCTCCTCTTCCCAGTTGCGCACGACTGCGACAATCTTGTTAGATGGTTCGTCCAGACTAATGAGGTACGGGACAGCGCCGGCGAGATCCTCCTCTTCCTCAAAGTTTATGCTACAACTGATCTCGTGAACGACGCGCAGACCGTCCTCGTTATAGAAGTCATAGTCTTCCTTCCCCTCCACCTTGTCCGTGGCTTTCTGCGCGTCAGTTGCCTCGGGCATCTGCGCGTTGACCAGCGGAGTGATGTCGCGGTACATGCCATCCTTGACGCGATCCTCAAACTCCATCTTGGTGACCGGCTCGTGGTACGTCTGTCGCTGCGCGGTATAGAAGTTGCTCGCACTGTATGGGATAGACACTTGATCCTGCGGAATGTACTGCGGAACAGGACGCGTCTTCCTCTTAGACCAGTCTGGCGTCAACCGAATATACTGCGACCCGGACAGAGCCAGTTGCGGAAGAAGTTGTTCTAACTCTGGACGGAACCCTTTCATCTGCTTCAGGAACTGCCAGTTCATGTACGACTTAACTCGGTCCGCCTTCTGCAGACGCTCCGGAGTTATGTTCTCACCTGGGATGTACGATCGGACTGGACCGTCCGGCGGCATCAGTTCCTTGATTGCACGAGCGGAGTAGTCCACACTCGACTCGGTCAGCATCGGATGCACGACGCGAGACGCTCCGGTGAACTCCGCTCCACCCGGAGCCTCGTGTCCGAGTCCAGTTCGCTTTATTGCCTCGGCATACTCTTTGTCACGCTTCTTCCTGGCCTCCTTGTCTCGCTTGATGGCTTCCTGCAACGTCGTCGCGAGCTTGGTCAGCTCTTCGTCGCTGATCTTGTCAACCATGTTGTCGTAGAATTCGTAGGTCTTCGCGGTAGTGTCTTCGTCTCCCACCTTGACGATTGCCCCGCCGTCATCCGTGTCCACCACGTCGGGCTGAGGCGGTTCAAACTGCATCACTTGTGACTCAGGTGTAGCCATTTACGAGACCTCCGGTTTGGAATGGTGGTTCATACTTCTTTACCTTCTGTTTTATTCTGTAATCAGCCAGACTCGATGGAGCACCGAGCACCTCCACGAGCTCTCTCAGTTCTTCCACTGTAGTCATCTTACCCTGCGGAAGGACGAGCTCAGCCTCATCACTGAACGGCATGTGTTCACCCGTCACATCCTTCCACGCCGGTTCGTCAAACATTATTCCCGGTGAACCTCTCGGTACTTGGATCTCACCTATGAGTGCAGGATCCTTCGCCGGATGCGGATCCATCCATCCCTCCGCGTATGTGTAGGCACTCCCAGGTTCGTACGTCGTCGTGAACGGGTATCCGTGCTTCGGTTCAAACTGCCCCTCGGTAGACCCTCGCCACACGGTCAGATCCTCTGGTGCTCGCGGCGCTCTGCGCATTATCTCTTCCAACCGAGCAGCCAAGTCCTCTGATCCATACTGCTCACCCTTATACCCGAGGTCCATCGCATGGTACGGTCCCGCGAGATGTCCACTGAGCGTCTCAATGTCTTTCGATGGTAGATCACGAATGAACGCGGCGTGTCTCTTCTTCAGTGCAGCGAGCGCTCGCTTGTTCGCGGCACTCGACTGCATGAACTTCTTAGTGATAAGAGCAGCTTGACCCATCAGTTGCTCTTCCTTCTTGACGAGGCTACTTCGTCGGCCGCTCTTACGACCGTACCCTCCAACACGCAAGCCGGACATCCGTTGTGCATAGACAGAGCAGGACCACCGAAGATGCTCAGCACTCCGACGAACAGAGTGTGCATCACCTCCGTGTACGCGTCCATGTCACCGGCAATAATCAAGTCGCGTCGTTCATCGTCCGTCAGTTCGCAGTCGGCGCCGAACCCACGCTCTATCATCAGCGCACGAACGACCGACTGATGCGGATCGCAGAACTCGACCTGCTGTACATTCGACTGGTCCTCTCCGCAGTCCGGACACACTACAATCTCAGCCGTCATACGGATTGCCTCCTTTCTCTTTCTTCTTGGCTTTCTCCGCCGCCATCCTCGCCTTCTGTCGTTGCACTTCGATTGGATCTTTCTTGATCGTGAGCGGACCGATGTACTGGTCCATGAATACGCGCATCGCCTGAGTAGACGTGTCCATCAGATCGTCACGCTCTATGCTTCCTTCCCCGATGAAGCTACAGACCTGAGTGATGCACGGATCCATGTACGTCTTCGGTTCGCCCGGAGTAGTGTCGCTCTCTATGCACCACACTCTGCGGTGCGCCCACATCGGCGAGGTGAGATGCAGACGCGTGAGCTTGTCAGCAGCGCCGGGATTGTATCCGGTGGTCAGTATTCCCTCCACCGCGAGCGACTGCATGAGACTGATGCCGGAGGCCTTCTCCTCGATGAGTATCATGTCAACCTTCTTGCCCTGATGCTTCGGCTTGTCCTTCGTGCGGATGCCAGACGGTCGCAGCATCGGCTCGTCGCTATCTCCGTACGTCAACCTCCGTTCGCGCTTCACCTTCTTGATCAGGTCAGGCAGACCGAGCCACTCTTCCCACGCATCGAGCAGCATCACGTGATTCTCTTTCTTCCAGGTGAACAGACCCCAGACCGTGCAAGCCGTCGGGTCGTTGGTCTGCTTCTTCTTGTCGTGTTGCTTCTCGCTGAACGCAGTGTCCAACGACATGAGGATAACTTGGAACTTCGGCAGAGGCTTCTTGTCCGGCCAGATGCGCCACCACGAGCGCTTGACTATGCCCTCCTCCTCCGGATCCAGGATCTCACCCCAGAGTTCTTGTCGCCCGACCTTCGTCCCCTCGTACTTCGCCACGTTATCAAAGAACGACTTGGTCAGGTTCTCCCGGTTCTCATACGTGCTGCCGACGATGGTCGTACTGTGTTCGTCGGTGACCAGCCTCCGCATGAACGGAGTCGGCTTCGGTGTGCCAGTCCACAGAATCTGAGGGTGATCGCCGAGCCGCAGTCCGAACCAGAGATTGTCCCACGCATCTTGCGGATACTTCCACGAGGCGATCTCGTCGCACCACGCTTTGTGATGCTGCGGTCCTCGCAGTCGCTCCGGTGTGTCGCCGGCGAAGCCACGAATGAACGAGCCATTCCAGAGCGTCAGGCTCGGCAGGCTAGAGTTCGTGTCGGCGATGAGTAAGGGGGGAACCACGGAGTAGAGTCCGGTCGGTCCTTCAAAGCAAGTGTAGCGAACGTCGTCGTGAGTCGGGGCGACTACTGCGTACAATCCTGGGATTGAGCATGCCTCTCCTCCGATCCAAT